ACCAAGGTTTTAAAACATCCTGATAAGGATGTTAGATCTGTTGGTATAAGTCGCAATGATACTACAGAAGCTGATAGAGATCATGCTATGAATGATAAAGAATCCCTTGTAAGATCTGCAGCAGTTAGTCATAAAGATGCTACAGAAAACCAGTTAACTAGGGGAATGAAAGATAAGGATGCTAGTGTAAGATCTAAAGCATTAACAAATCCTAATGCTACTGTTAAACATGTAGACATGGGTATAAAAGATAGCGAAGAGTATATAAGAAATTCAGCAGCCAGACATCCAAAAGCTACATCTGAACATATTACGAAAGCGTTAAAAGATCCTGCTCATAGTGTAAGAATAGGAGCAATGAGAAATTCTAATGCTACATCTGAACATATACATAAGGCTTTAGATGACAGTGATAGTAATGTTAGAAATGTGGCACTACAAAATCCTAATTTTACATCTGAACATATTACGAAAGCGTTAAAAGATGAGGATCCTACGATAAGGATGAATGCAGTGAGAAATCTAAAAGCTACACCTGAACATATACATAAGGCTTTAGATGACAGTGATAGTACTGTGAGAATGTTTGCATTAACAAATCCTAATGCTACATCTGAACATATTACAAGAGGTTTAAAAGATGAGAATTTTGCGGTAAGGCTTCATGCAGCGAGACATCCCAATGCTACACAAGAACAAAAGAAATCTTTTGCAGCTAACGGTTGAAGCATGTTGAGCCTTCGTTGAGATTAATCTTTATACTATCAGATCCTTGAACCTTTTCTTCTTCTCTGAATCCACTGCTGTACCGAACCCGCTCTTGTTAAACACAGGTTGGTCGTTCATCAACCCATCCTGTGCAGATACCTCTGCGTCATACAGTCGCATCTTAGCCCTATCGATGCCGATGACGAAGCGCTTATGTATCGTAGGATCATTATATCGATTCTTTAGCTGCTTGATCATCAGCTGATTGAGATCCTCGAGTTCTTCTGTAGATATCAGAGCAAACATCAGATCGGCAGTAGCAGGTAGGCCAAAGGATTCTGATGTATCAGTCAATTCTACGTCAGAGTTGCCATAGCCAGAATTGTGAGTTAAAATATCATTAGCATAAAACAATCGATTACCTGTAACTTCAATATCAATCATATCTACTTCGCCAACTTCTTCAATAGAAACAATTTTAGCATATTCTACCATAATTAAATCCTTCATGTAAGTATTTTTCAACATCCCATACATCTATGGATATAGATTTCATGCCATCATTGATCCAACATGTTCCTCTACCTCTTGACCATCCCTCCGGTAGGGACAATAAATCCTTAACACTTTTACGTTCTTTCGTAATTAGGTTGTGTATAAATTGACGCCCAGAAGATTGTTCTCTCCACTTATTTTTGGTTTGATCTGTCGGAGATGGTCTATTTTTAGCTTTATCTGATAATTTCTTTTTTGTTTCTTCTGTGTGTTTATGTCCATAGTTAGAATACAAACCAGCGGCATTTCTATGTTTTTTTGTTTCTGACATTTTTTTACGTGACATGTCACTAAAAGGTATTCCTTTATTCCATGCATTTCCCATAGATTTATTCTTATTTACATCATTAATATCTGCGCCATGGTAATATCTATCTTTATTATCCGACATTTCATATTTCATGTTATAACCATAACCATCTTTATAGTGTGATAGTAATTTTTTTATATAAAAAGTTTCCCTAATATCAGCTTCGGCTTGTGTTTCTACTACTTCTAATATCTCTATAGTAAAATTTCGTTTTCCATATTCTAAAATAGCTTCATGAACTAAACAATTATTATCACGCCTTCCTAAACGAACATGTTGAGTAAAACGATCATTTATTTCATTAATTGTCTGCCCAACATAGTACATTTTATTTTCTGTTGCATGATTGGTAATTAAATAAATTTTAATAGACATATTTTTAACCTTTCTGTTAATCATACATCTATTTATAATTTATTGAGGTTTAACTTGCAGATACATATTAGGTTTCAGACCATTATTAATGGTGATATCGCCAGAATCTGCTGTAGGAAAAATATGATTTCCGCTACAAACAATTTTTTGGCCATTAGATAAAGTAATTTTATATGCTTTCAGTTTTCCTGTGTAATGAACTGCGGTTATAATATTATCGCTTTCATTGGATTGAATTTTATCACCTACTTTAACACGATCTATAGTTGTATCATTCCCGTTAATTGTTACAATCGTATCAGGTGCAAGACATCGGGTAGTTTGAGTAGCAGAAACCACAGGAACATTAAACTCAACGGCAAGACCACGTAGCTCTTCAGCGATTGCCTTAATGAGCGTGTATGAGTTGACATTGCTTCCAGCCTTAATGCGGCTAGAAGAGCAGATGTTGAGATAATCGATATAGATAATATCAGGAATAAAGTTTCGCTTGATACGAAGCTCATTGATGAGATGACGGAAATGCCCGCTCCCAGCAGAAGCAGTAGGATATTCTTTGACGATGAGTTTCCCAACGGTGTTCTCCCTGATGCGCTTGATCTTCTTGTCGTATGCTTCTTTCGGGATGACTGCAAGATCATCGATAGTCACATTTAGCAGGTTAGCATCGATGCGTTCTGCGATCTTTTCTTCTGCCATCTCCATCGTGATGTATAGGACGTTCTTGCCTTGTGTCAGGTTAAAAGAAGCACAGTGACACATAAATAAGGACTTGCCAACGCCAGTGCCAGCCAGTGCAATGTTAAGGGTCTTTCGAACAAGACCTCCTTTAGTAATCTTGTTAAGGAAGTCAAGGTCGAATGGAATATGTTCTTCCTTACGATGGTAGAAATCAAAACGATCATCAGCATTAGCAAAATAATCATGGCCGATGCTGATATCAAAAGACACGCCAAGGGCGTCTGATAGAAGAGTAGGGATAGCACCTGTACTGGAGGATCCGCTCTTATCGTCCAAGATCTTAATCGAAGCCATGATTGCATTGTATATCGCCTTATCTTGACAAAACTTCTCTGTCGAATCTAATAACCATTGTATCTCTGTATTCTCTACAGAAAGATCATCGATCAGAGCTTTAGAGTCCTTGAACGTGCTTTCTGAGATGCCTTCTCTATTCTTCAGTTCGATATGAAGGACTTCCTTCGTAGGTGTATTATTATACTTGATAACATAATCATTGATCAGCTTATAAACTGTCTTATCTACCTGATTCTGAAAGTATTCATCCTTAAGGAAAGGCAGAGTCTTCCTAGCAAACGACTCATTATATACTAGATGTGATAGGATTGTTTTTTCGATCATGTATTAAATGTCTCTATCAGTGCCTTGCGGCCTTGTTGTTGATAATGGTGGTCAAATATAGTTATGACCTTTCTAAGCATTGCTACCGCTAACAATACAGCATCTTCTTGAGTATCACAAGACATCATTATCTGAGTTTCTAACGGCAATGTCAGTTTTCGTATCTTAGCCTCCATCTGTTCATTCGTCATCAACGCCAATACCTCTTTATCATTATAGGACCCACTTTCCACGAAGTGTAATGTAATCTACATTCATTCCAATAAAACCAATCACCAAACGGATTGTATATCACCACCCAATTTTTGTATCCATAGAGCACTCTAACTGATTGATTCATTTTTTCCCTACATATACTTGATGTTTCTGGATGACTAATGATCCTATCTTATAAGTGATGATGGGCCCGCCATTATTATAGTTAAAATGTCTTAAAAAGAACTTGACATCTTTTGAATGCTTGCGCCATCTCACTACATATTCAACTGTTTTCCACACATCAAATATCGTTCGTTACCAAGCCGTTATGGATATCAAGATACCCACTATCCAAACCAATAATATAGCTATCAAAATCAAAACCGAAAGTATCATAGAGAACATGTCGATAAGATCCTTTTTCCACGATGTCCCCTTTGTGAATACGCTTGGTAACGATGTAGAAGGCCTGTAGTTGGTCTTCATATGAAAGGCTCTTCCAATACTCTTCAGCTTTCCGATCATATTGATCTGATGCTTCTTGCATCGAACTAGCAATGTCCTCATACACTGACTTTTTATCATCCATCTGTATCCTCGTTGGCAATTAGGTTACCGCCAACCAATGTATAGCGGTTCTTGATCCAGTCAGCAAAATCTGTCGTGGTCAATACACTCTTCCACAGCTCGCCGTTATCTTCAATATCAGCAGCACGCATCTTGTTACCGACTACTTCACCAGTAGTACGATCAACCAACTGATACCAACCATTAGAAGGTTTAACCACATAACCACCTTCAATAGCGAGATCGAGTAGGCCTGACCACTTTTGGATCCCACCCTCGTAGCTAACTGTAATAGGTATCTTAGACTTTTCCTTAACATACCTGGACTTCTCCACATTGATGATAAATCTGTATCCGGTAATTCCATCTGCGTCCTTATCCTGTTGCCGTCCGAGGATCCAGATCGTATCCGCTGAATAATAAACACCAGTGCCGCCACCGACGATATCCTTAGGATACAATCCGATTTCCTTATATGTATGATTGACGACAATCAGAGGGATGTCTTTGAGGGTCAAGTGCGGTGTCACCATACGAAACAGTGACTTGAATGCTTTAGCACGAGACATGTCTGCGACTGACTTGCCTGCTTCTGCATCTTCGACTTCTTTCTTGGATGCAAGGTTACCCATAGAGTCTAGGATGATAACGACTTTATCATCACGTCCGATATCACCAAGCTGCTTCATGATATCGAACTTGAGCTCTTCGACATTGGTAATCGGTGTATGTAGCACACGCTTCATATCGATACCGAAAGAATCGAAATAACCCTGAGGAGTACCAAACTCTGAGTCATAGAATAAAAGAACACTTTCCGGATACTTCTTTAGATACGCTGCTGCCATAAGGAGAGAAAAGGCAGACTTAAAGTGCTTGGACGGACCTGCCATGATAGTAAGGCCAGGAGTCAATCCTCCATCTACGCTACCGGAAAGTGCCACGTTCACCATCGGAACGCTAGTAGTGATCATATCCTTCTTCTTATAGACTTTGCTATCAGCGAGGATATCAGTAGAATCGATTGTAGAATTCTTCATGAGACGTTGAATGAGAGACATGTATTTTCCTTGTATGAAATGATATTGTTGTTATTGTATGTCAGATGAATAGTATTGTCAACAACTAATTGTGATCAACTATTCAATACTGCTTCTAATTTTGAGATGAATTCATCGATCTTTTTCTGGCGATCTGGCCATACGATGTTCGGCTTATCAGGATTCTTCTTCAGGTTGTTGAGCAAAGGCATGATCATATCGAATAGT